CGTGGTTCCATGTCAACTGTTTCCCAGACCTGCTTGATGGCAAGGGTCTGACTCGGTTTGTTGAGCATTTCGGCGGTGTCCTCCAAAGAATGAGGGACACCGACGCCATGTTCAGGCACAACCAAGTTAACGAACTCTATAGCATAGCTACGAATCCGCTTGGAAGGTTGTTTGTCCTTGCGTTGCATGGTGACGCGGCGGTCAAGCGAGAGGGAGAGTGTTTCCCACCTCTTTATCATTGGCAGCATGTTTTCGTCACTGACCAATGGGGTCGCATATGCGCGAGAACTGACAGCAGCTTCATCCACTTCATAGTGGGCTGGCCAGTGGACTTTGGGTTGTATCGGTCGTCCGATGCGGTCCGGGGTGGCGACGCTTGCTTCCTTCCCAGAGTAGTACTGGGCGAACGTTGCCATGACACTAGGATCATGGAACTTCAATCCGATCATTCTGGATGTAACCGATTGAGCACTAGACAGGCCCATAAGCATGTCATAGTCGTTCTTCGGTATACGGATGCAGTTGTCAGCATCCTCTCTACCAAGACTGATAGTCAACGCGTCACCCTTGACTGAAACTATGGAGTTCCAGCCGGGGCGGGTTGCGTCTTGGTAGGTCACGCGTTGCAAAGTACGCGTGTGAATGTCGGTCGGTATGCAGGCGAAACGCCAATAGGACACTTGTGGTAAACACCAGACGAGCGCGCGATTCGGAGAACTTGGCCATGGTCTTGCATGGTGAACCTTGTGCACGTGAACCTTTCGAAGCCCGATCCAAGAAAGCAGCCAGGCAGGCCACCCTTGGTCCAGGGTCTCGATAAATTCACCGTAGTTGCACCAGTCCCAGATTTTGTGGGACCACTTCCCACCACCACTGACGTCGAAATTCACGTTGTTGTCCTTGATCCGGAAATGGGAGTCTCCATCAGGCCCAGCCACGTCAATTGGATTGAACGTGTAGGCGATGAAAGGCACTCCCCTCCCGAGATATCTACCTGGATCATCTAGGTAGTAATCGATGTCAATTGCGACAACAATGTCGTGATCCTCAATCACGTCACTGGCGATGGGTCGGGCAAGATCAGCTGGAGCGTAATGTTGGTGCTCCATTGCTTCTGCTGGCGATTGCTTGGCTGGGCTTATCTCATAATGCCTCATGCCGGCAGCTCTCAGTGCAAGGGAGATGGTTTCCCTAGCAACATCGCGAGTCCCACCGGAGATCGGATGGCCATTATCACACTTGCGGGCATTGTCAGCCGGCACGATGGATTCGAGTGGATATAGCTTGATCTCACGGTTTACTCGTGTAAAGTTTATGATGGCTCGTTGGCTAGCCATCATCAGGCGGTGTCGTGTAACCGTGGCGTATGGACCAGTTACCAGGAACGCCACAAACTCATCCCGGTGCACCAAAACTTTGTACACCGCATAGGTACCAGCGATAAGCACGAGCGATTTCGTTACTTGTTCGGTGGCGCCAAAAATGAGCGATAACATTGACCCAACTTGCGATAAGGGGGCGAATAGATTCTCG